ATACTTTACCCTATCAAAAGGGAATTATGGACGCAATAAGCAGTAATAGCGTCGAACAAGTAACTGTAATGAAGTCGGCGCGTGTTGGCTACTCCAAGATCCTCAATCACGTCGTTGCCTATCACATCCACCAGGATCCGGCACCGATCATGCTGGTCCAGCCCACCATCGAGGACGCCCAGGGCTACTCCAAGGAGGAGATCGCCCCCATGCTGCGCGACACCCCCTGCCTAAGTGGGCTCGTCAGCGAGGCCAAAGCGAAGGACGGCGCTAACACCATCCTGCAGAAGCAATTCCCCGGCGGCACGCTCAGCCTGGTCGGCGCCAACTCCCCTCGCGGCTTCCGCCGCGTCAGCCGCCGCATCGTCCTCTTCGACGAGATCGACGGCTACCCCAGCTCAGCCGGCGCCGAGGGCGACCAAATCAAACTCGGCATCCGCCGCACCGAGTACTACTGGAACCGCAAGATCGTCGCCGGCTCCACCCCCACCGTCAAGGACTTCAGCCGCGTCGAGCGCATGTTCCAGCAGACGGACCAGCGCCGCTACTTCGTGCCCTGCCCCCACTGCAACCACATGCAGTACCTCCGCTGGCCCAACATCACCTGGACCGACAACGACCCCTCCACCGCCACCTACAAATGCGAATCCTGCAGCACCCTCATCCCCCACTCCCGTAAGCGCTGGATGGTCGAGCGCGGAGAATGGCGCCCCACAGCCCCCGGCAACGGCCGCCACATCGGCTTCCACATCTGGGCCGCCTACTCCTACTCCCCCAACGCCACCTGGCCTCAACTGGTCGAAGAATTCCTCGACGCCAAACACGACGCCGAAGCCCTAAAGACCTTTGTCAACACCGTCTTAGGGGAAACCTGGGAAGACGAGTACGCCTCGAAAATCGGCGCCGACTCCCTGCTCGAGCGTGCCGCAAACGAGACCTACGTCCACACCATCCCTCCCGCCGGAGCCCTTGCCCTCACCCTCGGCTGCGACGTCCAAGACGACCGCCTAAGCCTGAGCATTTGGGGCTGGGGTCGCGAAGAAGAGGGCTGGCTGATCGACCGCGTCAAGCTCTACGGCAGCCCCTCCCGCCCAGAAGTCTGGAAACAACTCGACGAAATCCTTAGCAAGCCTTACACCAACGAACTAGGCGAAGAGCTGCGCGTGCTCTGCTGCGCAATCGACTCCGGCGGCCACCACACCCAAGAGGTCTACGCCTACGCCCGCGACCGCTCCGCCATGAACGTCATCGCCATCAAAGGCGTCGGCCACAAAGGCAAGCCTCCCCTAGGCAAAGCCACCAAAGTCGACGTCAACTACAAAGGCCGCTCCCTAAAGAAGGGGGCACAACTCTTCACGGTCGGCGTCGACGGCATCAAGTCGCTGCTCTTCGGCCGCCTTAAGCACAACGACCCGGGCCCCGGTTACCTCCACTTCTACCCCACGATCGGCACCGACTACTTCCAAGAACTCACAGCCGAGAAGCAGATCCTCCGCTTTAGGAACGGCTTCCCCGAACGAGTGTGGGTGAAGAAGAGCCAAGCACCCAACGAAGCCCTTGACGAACTGAACTACGCCTACGCCGCTCTGCATCGTCTCTACCAGCGATACGACAGACGCACCATCTGGGATCAGCTGGAACGCCACAAGGAGCCTAAGCAGGCAGCTCCGCTAAGATCCAAGCAGCAAAACCCGCCTAAACGGGACAATTTCGTGCAGAGCTGGTGAGTCGTGAACATCCCTCCTCGCCTACGTGCCGGTGACACGATCCAGTGGAGGGATGACGCCACCACTGACAACCTCGGCAACCCCATCGACAGCTCCACCTGGACGCTGAGCTACTACCTGCGCTTCAACGCCGCCAGCGAAGGCTCCACCGTCGTCGGCACCGCCTACGGCACCGGCTGGGCCTTCAGCATCCCCGCCTCCACCTCCACCGGCTTCGACGCCGGCACCTGGTACTGGCAAGCCCTCGCCACCTACGGCACCGACAAATTCACCCTCGGCTCCGGCAGCACCACCGTCGAGGCCTCCCTCGCCTACGCCGGCTCCCCCGCCGCCTATGACGGCCGCACCCAAGCCCAAAAAGACCTCGAGGCCGTCCAAACCGCCATCCGCACCCTGCTCAGCGGCGGCAGCGTCAAGGAATACCGCATCGGCCAGCGCAGCATCAAGCGCTACGACCTAAGCGAGCTGATCCAACTCGAGGCCAAGCTCAAGGCCGACGTCAAGCGCGAACAAGCCGCCGACCTCATGGCCAACGGCCTTGGCAATCCCCGCAACATGTACGTGAGGTTCAACTAATGGGCAAGAAGCGCCGTAAGTCACGAAGCAGCCACGTTCTAGGGCGCGAGGCTGCTGCCGCTCCACTGGCCTCTACTGCTCTGCCGATCGTCGACGCAGCTAAGCCCGTGCGCCGGCGCCAGTACCAGGGCGCCATCATCTCGCGCCTCACAGCTGACTGGCTGGCCTCGCAAACAAGCGCCGACACCGAGATCCGCACCAGCCTGCGCAAGCTTCGCGACCGCTCCCGCGAGCTCGTCCGCAACAACCCCTACGCCAAGCAGGCCAAGCGCACCACCCAGATCAACGTCATTGGCACGGGCATCAAGCTCCAGAGCCAAGTCCTCCAGCTACGCGGCAACAAGCGCGACGACCGCATCAACCGCCTCATCGAGGCCAAGTGGGAGATGTGGACTCGCGCCACCAACTGCGACGTGGCCGGCCGCTACAGCTTCCACCAAATCGAGTGGATCTCCGCTGGCGCTCTACCGGAATCCGGCGAAGCCCTAATCCGCCTCGTCCGTCGCCCCTTCGGCAAGTCGAAGATCCCCCTCGCCCTCCAGGTCCTCGAAAGCGACCTACTTGACGAGGAGTACAACGGCGGCACCCTCAGCTCCTCGAACGAGTGGCGCAACGGCGTCGAGGTCAACGAGTGGGGCCGCCCCGTCCGCTACGCCATCCTCACGCGCCACCCAGGCGACTACTGGTTCCAGTCCGCTCCACAGCGCAACGAGAAGCACGTCTTCCTAAACGCCGACGAGGTCATCCACCTCTACCTGCCGGACCGCCCCTTTCAGAACCGAGGCGTGCCCTGGTACCACCCTGTGATGCTCGACGCTCACCAGCTGCAGGGCTACGAGGAGGCCGCCGTCATCCGGGCCCGGGCCGGCGCCTCCCTAATGGGCTTCATCACCAACAACGAAGGTGAGCTCACCCCCGACGACATCGAAAACAACCAACGCATCAGCCAATTCGAGCCCGGCACCTTCAAGTACCTCGCCCCCGGCGAAGGCGTCACCGTCCCCTCGATCGACGCCCCCGACCAGCAGTTCGAGATGTTCGTCCGCAACAAGATCCGCCGCTTCGCCTCCGGCTTCGGCTGCTCCTACGAAACCCTCAGCCGCGACTTCAGCGAGACCAACTACTCCAGCTCCCGCCTCAGCCTCCTCGAGGACCGCGAACACTGGCGCGTCATCCAGAACTACCTCATCGAAAACCTGCACATGCGGGTCTTCCGCGAATGGCTCAGCCTCGCCGTGCTCAGCGGCGAGCTCCCCTTCGCCGACTACGAACTCCGCCCCGAGCGCTACGACAACCCCCGCTGGATGCCTCGCGGCTGGACCTGGGTTGACCCCCTCAAGGAAGTCAAGGCCTACCGCGAAGCCGAACAAGCCGGCTACATGACCAAGTCCCAGATCATCGCCCAGTCCGGCGGCGACTACGACGACAACATCGCCGAAATCGCCCGCGAACAAGACCTAAGCAGCGAGATGGGTGTCGTGCTCGACCGTGACATCATCCAGGGCACCCCGCCCCCTATGCCGCCCTCCTCGCCTGAGCTCCCCTCACCCCCCGACCCCTAAGCCGGCCATACCCCCTAAGCCGGCCACACCCCCACGCCCCCTAAGCCGGCCACACCCCCTCACCCACTTACCACGCGCCTTATGGACACGACCCCCACAAAGTCAATGCGCGAAGAGGCCCAGCGCTACCGCGACTGGAAGGCCGAGGGCCGCAAGGGGGGCACCGAGGTCGCCGCCACCCGCGCCACCCAGATCCTCAGCGGCCGCCCACTTAGTCCCGACACCGTGCGCACGATGAGCGCCTGGTTTGCGCGGCACGAGGTCGACAAACGCGCCACCGGCTTCCGGCCCGGCGAAGACGGCTACCCCTCCCCCGGCCGTGTCGCCTGGGCAGCCTGGGGTGGCGATCCCGGCAAAACCTGGAGTGACGCCCTGACAAGTCGTATGGATCAAGATGAACGCAGTAAGCACAACACTGCGATGTCCGATGTAACTGAGCCCGCAAGCGAACGTGAGCTCGACCCCACCATGAGTGCCGTCCAAGGCGCCCTCTACGAAGCCCTCGAGGATCTAACCGACGACCTCGGCAGCTTCGGCCAAGGTTCCGGCGCCAACGGCGCCCACTACATGGCCGCCAGCCCCTTTGCCGACCAAGGCCTCGTCTGCGCTAACTGCGCCTTCTACGCCGGTCCCCGGGGCTGCGAAATCGTCGAAGGCGACATCGACCCTGCCGGCGTCTGCAAGTTCTGGATCATCCCCGAACGCCTAATCGACGAGGCCCCGACGCCCGAGGCCGGCCGGCCCTACCCCAACGAGCACGCCGCTCGCCTGCGCGATCCCTCGGCCTACGACCGCTTCCGTCGCCGCAACAACGCCGCCGGTAAGGGGGTGGACTTCATCTTCGGCATCAAGACCGGCGAACCCGGAACAGATCTCCAGGCCATCCGCTTCCGCCTAAGCGAGTTCACTGCCACGCAAGCCCACGACTGGCTGAAGAGTCACGACTACACGCCCATCCAGTTTGAGGAGGCCACCAACACCAAGTCCCTAAGTGGCGAGGCGGCTCAGCTGCCTGAGAGCTCGACGGCCGAACGCGCCACCCCCTCGGAACTAAGCGAAGGCGACTTCGTGAGCTGGAACAGCTCCGGCGGTATGGCCCGGGGCCGTATCGAACACGTCATGCGCGAAGGCACCCTCGGCGTCCCCGACTCCGAGTTCAGCATCAACGCCTCCACCGACGACCCGGCCGCCCTCATCCGCATCTACCGCGAAGGCGCCGACGGCTGGACCGCAA